TGAGCTGCTCCTGTTACAGTAGCTGCTGTACCTGTAGTATTCTGATTAAGGGTTGCGACTCTAGCTGCTGCTAAAGTGCCAGAAGATATGTTTGAAGCATTTGTTGTATCAGTCGTAGCAGAAGTTGCTAGACCATGAGAACCCACAGAAGTCAATGCACCAGTAAGTTTTGTTGTTGCTATAGAGCCAGCTAAGTGTACATTATCTACTGATCCATCGATAAGTTCAGAACTATCTACAGAATCGGCAGCTAGTTTTGCAGAGGTTACTGCATCATTTGCGAGGTCAGCAGTTACGATAGTAGCATCAGTAATCGCTGCTGAATCGACCATTGGGTCTATTAAGACATCAGCTGGAACTTTACCAAGATAAGCCACTAGGTAATCTCCATTATTGACAAAACAACATCTAAGGCATTAGAGGCACTTGCTTTGCATTTTAATAAATCTTCTGCTTGCAGTACAATCTTATTACCAGACATTACTTCGAGTGAACCTCCTTGAGGGATTGGTGCTCCTTTTATAACATATACATCGTCAGCATTCTCACCAGAGGAGCTATCTGTAACTATCTGAACATCTGCTGTAATTGCTGCACTACTAGTATTAGCTAAAGTACATCCAATAACAATCGCAGTTGTACCAGCGGGAACATCATATGTAGTAGCTAAGCTTGTTGATACATTGGCATCTGTTTTTAATTTAAATGTGTTTGCCATACACTAGCCTAGGGCGATAGCCAAAGCTGTCGCATCTCCTTGAACATTATCATTATCTGGAAAATAATTCCTGGAATAAGTGGAACCATTATATTTAGCATAATAAAGTTTTCCGTCACGGTAGTTAATAGCGACTTCACCCGCAGCCAAGCCATTGCTAGTCTCTGCGGCATCAGAATTAACTGTAGGTTCTCCACCAGACGTGCCATCCTTCTTTAATTTGATAGTATTTGCCATGATTACTCCTAATCACTAAATGTTCCGCCATCAATAGCTGCACCACTGATAGCTGTAAAATAACCTGTTGCGAACTGACAATCACCAACTGATCCAGATATGACACCAGTAGATTCAGTAGCAACTGGAATATAAGTAAATCTATGAGAATTACTATCATCCATACCAAAGAACATCTTTTTAGCACTACTATCGTAGTACTGACCTAAGATACCTCTGTCTTTGTTGTCATCTGAACCTGGGGCCGAATCTCCACCTAAAGTGAAAATTGGATCATCAATTGTGACCGTTGTCGAATTAACCGTCGTAGTAGTTCCATTAACTGTCAAGTTTCCAGTAACAGTTAAATTGTCATCAACTGATACTGTACCATTTGCAGAATCTAATACAAGATTTCCACTTGCAGTATCAATTTCGTTTGCAGCTGTTACACCAATTCTTACATCATCTGCAGTTATTCCAGCTACTGTGGGACTTGAGCTTGTGTCAATAGCTACCGTTGGAGTAGCCCCCTCACTTGCTGAGCCTACAGTTATACCTGTACCAGCTACAAGACTTGCAACATAATTTCCTGTAGTCTCTGTACCAAGAATAACTCCATTATCTTTGATTGTAATTACACCAGAAGATTCTGCAAAATTATCAGAACTCATCTGAACTATACCTTTTCTAGTTGTATTTCCAAAGATATTAGAGTCAGTTAAGTCTACTGCTAAGGTTGAAGAGTTATCGTTACTACCAGAAGCTACAGTTCCACTAATACCATTTCCATAGGTTATATCCTGAAGAGTTGGTAAATGGAATATTTCTACATTACTACCATTATGACGGCCTACATACAGTTTTTTATCAGCTTGATTTAGTGCAAGTTCACCAGTAAGTAAACTACCTGGTGGGTCTGTATCACTATTATCACTATGGCGTCTAATTTGTATTCTATTAGCCATGCTTATCTCCTATTAAGTAAATGTTCCACCGTTAAGTGTAGAGACTCCAGCTACAAGGACTTCATTCCAAGAGTCTTCATCTCGAACATAAAAAACATCATTATCTGAATCATAGTGAAGATCGCCCTCACTGACATCAGAAGTTGGAGCACTTGTCCCTGTGGACACTCCTTGTAATGGCAGACTCTGTATTAATACATCTGCACTTCCGTTGTCTATATATAGATTCCCATCAGTACCTTTAAAGACAAGTTTCGTATAAACATCTTTAATTTTATTTGGGGCTGATAATGTACCCATTAATTTTCTCCCATTATAACTACATCCGTAAATGTAGGAGTACTTAGCGATTGATCGCTATAACTAGTTGAGCCTATAGTTAATGCTGTAAAAGTAGGTGAGCCAGCAGCTGATACCGTACTCAATGTAGGAGCTGTTGCAGCAGATACTGCTGTATAATCAAAATCGTCAGGAGAATCATAAGGCGTAAAGTTATCAGCCAGATAGGAGTCAAAGAATTGACCCGCGCCAAGCTCGTTAAAAGCCCAAGAAATATCATCCCATTCCGCAAGACCGAAATTATTCGCTGACCAATCATATGCTGTTGTATTTATCGCCATTAGAAATCCACTGGTTTAACATATTTAACTGTCCCTGCTCTAGCTCTATACGCATAAGCTCTTCCTTCTCTTACACCTTTTTCAAATTTTTCATTAAAATATTGAGCCAATTGGATTCCCTCTGGTTTCTTTTCATATCCAAGCGCTATTGCCTTAGCGACTAAATAGTCATGAAACTGTCCTGGAAAATTGCTTGTAGCAGTCCAAGAAAAAGTTGAAGCTCCTTCAGAATCTACAGCAGAAGGCTCTTTAAATAAATCTGCTTTCTTATAATAAAAAAGAGTAATCTTTTTACCATCTTGAGCTGCAGCTGGAGATGTAAATTTCTCTGAATTAGGATTAAACTTAGCAATTCCTACAGCATCTCTTTCAGTCCACCATACCCACTGATTAGTAGCATATCTATTGCTCCAATTATCTACATAAGTTCCAGCCATTATGTTAAGTCCCTTCTTATAGGTCTACCAATTAATTTAGGTATATTAACATGGTCTGCACTTCCATCAGCGCCTTCCATATCAACAGATTTAATTTCAAGAATTGCTTCATCTAGTAAATAATATCTTTGGTTTGTTTCTAGATCAAACTGAGTAGCTTTTTCAAGCATTCTTGTTCTTTGACTATACTCCTCTTGAGCAGTATTTAACATCTTAACTATCTCTGTAACGCCGAGATCGGGATGATGTTGCTGTACTAATTCAACCATTTCTTTTAATTTCAACGTCTTACTCCTTCTGCTGTACTGTCAAGTATACCAGCTTGAGTATAAGGAGCCATAAATTCAGACAGCTCTGCTTTTACAACCTGATACTGACTTTGTAGCCACTGGTAATCTGTGTTCAATTTACTTATAATCGTTGTATAAAGACTAATCTTTTTTTGGATGTTAGCATTGAACTCGCCAAGTGTTTCTTGCGCACGCGATGTTTGAAAACTTAATTCTGCCTGAAATCTTGTTGTATCAATACTGGACTTAGCAGATTCTTCAGCTACCTTAGCTTGATAGGTCTGCATATCAACAGTAAACTCTTGAACTTCTTTATTAATATCTGCTTGAAACTTAGAAAGATAACTAGAAGCTCTTTGTAATTCTTGAGCAGCTACTGTTAAAGTAGACTGAACCATTTCCTCATCTTCGTCTTTTAACCAATATCCAGCGCTAAATACAACAGCATCATCATTAGTACCTGCTGCCTCATCAGTTGTTATTCCAATATCTATAAGATTCTTCGCAGAAGCTAACGCGTCTAAATATTCAGCATTATGAGAAGTGCTAATATTTAAAGTAGGCACATCACCAACATTAGTATCGCTAAAAGCCGCAGGTACAGTAACATCACCCATTGATAAAGAAGTGTTTAAATCATCTATCATATCAAAAGCAGTAGTATCCGCATCTAGATCAGTAGGTAACTTAGCATTTAAAGCAGCCATCTTATGATGTAATAACTGAGCTGCTGCATATAGAACTACCCCATGATACATTTCAGAAGGAAAGTTATCTATTGCGCTATCTGTTCCTGCAACTGAAGTGTCAGGTAAGACTATACTTATCTTTACTATTTCATTATTATCTGGGATTGGTAAAACATTGAGAACTGCGTTATCAATATAATAAACTGGAGAATCTTTACTTGCGTAATAAATACTGTCAGTATTCTTAGCATTGCTTCTAAAAGCTGCATTTATTGGGCTACATTTTAGCTCTTCTCCAGTACTTGCATTTCCATTTCTTCTTACTATATCTATAATTTTAGAATTAGTAGCTAATGATAATGTTCTTGTTGTATCGTTTAAGGTTTGCAAAGAAGCAAATAGTGGTAACATATCTGGATTAGTTTTCTCTACCATAGTAATAATCCACTGTACACCATTTGCTAAAAACTTAGATATAGCATTTGGATATGCATCAGTCTCTCCAGCATAATTACCTATTTCAGCATTAAATGCCATTATACTATTTGTCCTTGTCTTGTTCTAGCCATTTTTTCACTCTTACTCATCTTTTTAGTTTTAGGAGTTTTCTTACTTATCCTCTTTGCTGTGCTTTTTAAAGCTCTTTCGGACATGCGATATTTAGTAGCATAATGTTTTATAACTGCTTTTCTATTATTTTTTATTGCACTAACAACTACTTTTGCTATCGCTGGGCCCATTATTTCTTTCTTTTCTTTATAACTTTTATCTTGCCACGATTTTTTATATTCTGTTGTCTGCGACTATTATCATTGACTTCTTCTTTTCCAGATTGCCAAGGGCCACCGACATCATTACTTGTTACTATTTTCATATCTTTATCTTAAAAATACAATTTCACCAGCTGCGCAAGCAGAACCATCGGCCTGATCACGAGCACCTGTTGCTTCTATATTTAAAACAGTACCTGCAGGCACGGCCTTAAAATGTACCCAAGCTCCATTTACATATAACTCATAGTTACCAGCTACACCAACATATACCGCTGAGCTTTTTGTATGAGTAGTTACATTGGTCGTAATAGAACTAGCATCTGTATACAATAAAGATGTTTGACTCATTCTTCCCATTTTTTTCTTTCCTTTCAGTTAGGGGGGCTAAAAAGCCCCCCTTAAATTACTGATTTACGCGAACTTTAACAAGGTGTGAGTTTCAGGTAAAGATATTTCTAAACCAGCTTCGGTTAAGATTTGATCTTTCCTTCCGTCAACGTTATTGTCTTGTACATTAGTGATAATGTGCGTATCTCTCGATGTGCCATTAGCAGCTAATGGACGGTAAGCTACGTTCTTCATGTCAACCATGATAGCATAGTCTTCCCACATTCCTCTGAATAAAGGTTGCTCAACAAGATGTAAGTCACCGTAAAGTGTATTTACGCGTGTTACATTATGTCCGAAAGAACCTTTAACATTTTGGATATCTACAGAATAGCCATTCGATGCTGCTGCATAGTTTGAACCATTTGTAGTTGTAGTGTGACCAAGCGCCATTGTGTTTCCTAAGAAAGAACTTCCGCCAAGTTTGTTAAAGTAACTTAATACTCTACGTGATGCAAGTACAAGTTTGTTTCCACTATTACCTGATTCAGGTGAGAAAACATCTTCCATTGCGTCAATAAAGTCATCGTATGACGCAGTTGCATATGAAAATGTCTTTATCTTTCCATAAGCTTCTGTGTAGGGTACGATACCCCATGAACGTCTAACAGGCCCTGTCGATGTAGAATCATCTGATCCAACACCAAATAACATTGCATGTTCTAAGTCCATTTTGTGTTCCATTAACTTTTCTTGCCATACTCGCTTGTACTCATTAGATACACCACGATAGCGGGTAGCTAATGAAGTTCCACTAAATAAAGAGATTGCCGTTTTAAAAATTTGACAATATCCTTCTCTATCATAGAACTCGTCTTTCCATCCTTCAGGATCAGTTGATCCTTCAGCAAAAGCTGATCCAACAATTTGCCCTTTTGCATTTGCAGCAAAGTGGACTTTAGAGCTAGAAGCCCATACTTGTTCACCAGAAGCACTGCTTGTGGGTACATGCATAAGTTTCTTTATCTTAATATCTACTTCTGCATACGCAGCATTGGCAGTAAGATCAGGATTTGCAGTAACTTGAACATAAGCTATAACTGGGTCTTCCCCAGGTGCTCCACTGCCATTTGCATCATAAGTTGCTTCAATAGCTAACATCTGATGATTCAATATGAAATTAGGCTGAGTTGCTGTTGTTACTACACGACCATATTGGTCATAAAGGCAATCGCATTGTACGTTTGCAAGTGTACCCTCAGTTCCAGCGGTTAAAGAACCAGTGGAAATTGCGGCTACAACTTCAAAATTACGACGCTGCCATTGATGACGCTGTTCTAAAAATTTAAAAACAGGATCATCAGTAGGCTTTTTTGCTACTTTAGACAAATATGTAAAGAATGGAGACTGTTTAGGAGCGAGTTCAGCAACTTTTTCGCCAAAATTGTACATCCGTCTAGAATGATCAATTGAGGACGATTGCATACCAGCACCGCTGGTTATACTATATACATTTGCCATCGTATACTCCTTTTAGTTTTAACTCCAAGGATTCTGTTTATTATAGTCATCAATCATGCTGTCTATAATCTTGTCTTCTATAGAACCCTCATTCTGTCCAGTTTGAGAAGGCATAACCCCCATTGATGCGGGTACTTGCTGTGCCCTCTTCACTTGCTGAAATTCCCCTGAGGGAGCTTTAGTTTGTGGTTGAGGGGAACCTAGACCCTTATCAGTAGCATATAATCTCCAAAGATTATCAATGTTAACAGAGGACGGATCAGACATTACTCTTATAAAATCATCTGCAGTTTGATGGTCAACTTTATACTTGTCCATCACTTGCGATCTGACTCCATTAATTTGCTCTATCTGCTGCGACTCTGCCTCACGACGCTGAATATCATTTTGACGTTCAGTTCGTATCTTTTCTCTCTCATCTTGCATCATTGCCATCTGGTACTCGAACTGTAAGTTCTTGTATTCATCCATTTCGCCACGCCAAGTTTGTTCTTGCTGAACAAATCTAGCACTTTCAGATGCAGGATCAGCCATTGCTTCATCCATTGAAAAATTATAAGGTTTTTGCGGCTTCTCTGGTGGCGCTGGAAATTCAGGTTCAGGCTCAACCTCAGCTTCTTGTTGCGGTTGAGTAACCTGTTGGGTAGCAACTTGATTAAATTGCTGCTGCAACTGGTCACGCTCATTACGCATCTTGTCAGCTTGAGATTGCCAATACTGATACCTAACTTCATCATTATCAGGTTTTACCTCTACAGAGGGCTCTTCGTTAGCAACTTGCTCTTGTTGAACCGCTATTTCAGGTTCTAATGGAGCATCATCTTGCGCATCGAAGGCTTCTGATACAGAACCTTCTTCACCACCGAATATGACATCATCGACTAATGAGCCTTCATCCTGAGGATCAACTGAATGAACTTCAGGGTCAGGGGTAGTCACTTGTTCTACTTCTGCCATAATATCTCCTATTTTTTAGACTGCTTCTTCTTAGGGCTTGAAGAAGGTGAATCTGTTTTTGAGGCCTCTCCGACCTCTTTTTTAACTTGCCCTAAAGCGTCATCTAGGCGTTTCTCAAATAGAGTGCCAGACATTTTCGCCCTATTCTCAGTTCCCTTCAAATTGGACTTTGTTTTTTCGATTTCGGCTTTCATTTTGGCGTGATATATTTCACGCTCTCTTGTTTGCAAGTCTCCTTGCATTTGCTTGATAGTCTCAGTTGCCTGCTCTAATTGCGACTGCAACTGTTGTATCAAATCTGTTCTCTGCAGGACACCCTGCATATCGAAGACTTCTGTCTTCTTTAAAACTTCTTGCTTATCAATAATACCTTTTTCATAAGCATCCATATACATTTCTAACTGTGCCATTCTATTCGTAGGCATTGTAGAACCTGTTACGACAACAACGTCATACTTACCAACTGTAATATCATTCAATACTTCAATCTCGCCTGACTTATCATCGTATAGTCTCTTATTGATAGTATATTCATTTATTGAGTTATTGGGCTGTATAAGCCTCACTATTTTTTGAGTTGTATACAATTGTTGCATTATTGGTATAGCTATCTGACCAAGTCTATTTAATCCAGCTTCAATATCAGCTAGTTTACTTTTCATCTTACGTTGACCAAATTCATCTAAACTTACTGTAGCTTTATAAGTATGAGGAGCTACAGCAGAATTTCCCATAGTCATTTCATATAAGCCAAGTTGATGGTCTATATCGTTCTTAGCTGTATTTTCATTTGAATATAATTCATTCGGTAGGGGAGTTGGCTGAACTGGGGTAGGTTGACCCTGGTCAAAATCGACTTCGATGGCTACTCCAGGCTGAGCCCACTTCTGCTCAAACTCCCGCATATCTACCGAACCTGATGGTATTAAAATCTTTGTATTTGTACTAGTAGTAGCATGGGCGATAATAAGACTTCTCGTTTTATTAATGTATTCCTGCATACCCTTAACCATGCGAACATCTGACATTGGATAGGGTGTACGAGTATGCTGATTCATAAAGAATACTATAGGATACTTATCTATAGGGAGAACACGAGAATAAAGATGCTTATCGCCCATAATTACACATTGTTTAATTCTTCTAGTTGGTACTACAACAACATCTACCATTCCTCTATTAACTAATTCTTTAAAATCTACTTTCTCTATTTCTGGCTTCTGAGGTAAGTCCATTCTCCCTTGAGCTCTACCTTCTTGTACCTTCTGTTGAAACATTTGCTCTAATTGCTGAATAGCCATCATAGCTTGTTCCTCATTATCAACTACCTGTCCCTGTATAATCCAAGCTGGTTGTTCTAAATACTCTTTATAATCTTCATCATCTAATAAATCTTCATTGCCACTAAATCCCTCAAAGATTCTATAATGATCAACCATTATTTGATAGTATCTCTCATATCCTCTAATATATTCTTTACTCTCACCAAAATTAGCTATTGTCTGAGTTTCTGTAGATTCAGGCCAAGTAGTCTCACCATCATCCTCTCTAGCGGTTTGAGGTCTATCAGTTAAATGTGTTTCAGTATTAGCATTTCCAATTGCTTTCTTATACATTGGATACAATGCTTTTGCTTGATCTTTTGTATATAATCTTGATATAATAATATTTTCAGCATCATCTGCAAAAGGATGTCTTGAATTGGGATCAATATATACATCAAGTGGGTCTATATCGTGTATGCATACCTCACCTTTGCCCATATCCATCATTGGGTCTATTGCGACAAGTGCACATCCAAGCCCAGTTACGTAATAATCATCTACAACTCTTCTGAGAACACTGTTTCCTTCAGATATCTGCCATATATATTCCAATAATCCATTCATAGCCTGAGCTACTGAATTATCACTATCTTCTCTTGGGGATACTCTAAACTGTGGTTTGTTAGCAGTTATTAAAGCTTTTGCTGCTTCTACTGCTGGATGTATACGATTAACAACAAGAGCTGCTTGCCCTCGCTCTTCTAAAACGCGCTTTTGATCAGATGTCCACTGTTTTCCTAATCTAAATTCACGATCTTCTTGAGCATGATTTGCCCAAACTTCACGCTTTTTAGAATAAGTTTTCCACACATCATGTGTTTCTTCAGCGAGTTTTTTACCAGTTTTTTCCGATTTTGAGTTGTATGCCATCATTTAATATTACTACTTACATAGTTAACCAGTCAAGTATTTTATTAGTTTTTACTTCAACCCCTTCTTTAGGGTCAAATTCATCCTTTTTTATCCTACATGGCCTTGATCCTTCAAGCGCAGTCCATATAGCATCCATTATATCATCATTCTTACCTCTTGGGTAAGATAAGAACTCTTGCTGAGCTGTTAAGTCTTGTGACCTAAAGAAAAACTCACCCTTAGCAAAGAACGGTACTAATGATAGTAGTCTTTCGCTCTTTCGGTTCCGTGGTTTTACACCTTTTTCTAATCCAGGTATATATAAATTCTTTTCAAGCATTAGTGCTCTTGTAGCACTTCTTAGAGCTTCCTGATATGCAACTGTCTCAATCTTCATTCTCTTTGGATGGAATCTCTCATAAACGTCAATAATCTTTTGAGGTTGCTTCGCAGGATCGAGTCTTTCCCTAAAAATATCGACAACGTACTTATTATTATTAGCATCAATAGCAATGGTAGCAATAACGAAATAGTCAGCACGGGCACTAAGACTAGATGCAGGATCGACTCCAGTATAGAGCTCGACTGGTATGATTTTCTTTTCATCTCCTACCTCTCTTACCAAGCAAGGTTGGCTGTTTATTCTTTCAAAGTCATAATGATGTAATTTTATATAATCTGGTTTAAATGGAGCATCATCTGGTGATTGAGCAATATTCATGTACTCCTGATAGAATCCATTTATATTACCAACACTCTCAAACTCTTTCTTTATCTGTAAGATTCTATCCTTAGGGAATCTCTCAGGCCAGATACTTTTTTCATCATCATCCCAAATACTATACCACAATGTATTCCAGGCTGGACTATCTTTAGCCCAATATAAGAAACAATCCTCTGAAATAACAGTACCAATCATAATTATTCTACCATCATCTGATAGCGATGGAATAACTGCTTCTGTCATCCATTTTCTATTTTTAGTTCTTCCCTCAGGAGTAAAAGCATTTAACTCAGATTCAAAGTCATCAACGATGATAATATTTGGTCGAGTATCGCCCTCAATAAAACCACGAACCCTCTGCCCAGTACCTACTGCAACTATACGAGTGCCATTCTTTAATATAATATCAGTACCAGTCCATCTTTTGGCTGTAACAGAACTAAAGTCGCCAAATATATGTCTATAATTCTCACTATGGTCTAAGTGATACTTTATCCTAGATAAAAAGTTTATTGACTGAGCTTGAGACTCAGAAACAACAACAATAAATAAATCTTCTTCTGGCTTCTTATAAGCTATCTTATATAATGGAAATATTAGAGAACATACTGTACTCTTAGCGGTTCCCCTTGGAGCAGCAATTAAAACACGCTTTATATCGTCATCTTTTAATTCTTTATATATATCTCTATGGAAGGGAGGTGTCTCCTTGGCAAGTGCCTTAGGGAAACAATATTTTCCAAACCAGCCCATATCTCTTTGAAACTCTTGCTTTTCCTTATCAAGAGCATAGACTTTTTCGTAATCAATATCTTTTTCTAGCCCTTTTTGGACTATTGCTTCCATTACGCTTCCTCTTCTTTACTTTCTTCTTCTTTTTTTGCTGCCTGTTCCAGCCCATCTGACTCCTCCGTTTGAGTTGCTTTAAACAATTTCTTCTTTTCTTGAATATCTGCAAGAGTAGTCTCAACAGTAGAAGCTTCTATTTGCTGAGTAGTAATAACTTTACCTTTGCCTTTCATATCGTTCATGTCCATTAACTTATCTAATACAGATATAGCTATCTTGGGATCACCGCTTGGGCCCATATTATCGCCATCCCAATCCATTACTTTATCTAAAATAGCAGCCAATGCTCTCGCAGTATCAACTTTACCTATAGGAAATTGTTCTACAATCTTATCTAATTCATCCTTAGTCATTTTCTTAAAAACCTCCGTTCTCATTGTTTTCTTTACCGCATACCTCTTAGAGGAGGGTAAAATTCCAAATATTGTTCTAATAGCAGCCTCTTTATTCATTCCTGGCTGTGCCATAAGGTATGCTAATTTTTGAAAGTCATCACGACCTTTTATGTATTTTCCTCGATTATTCTTACCACTAATTGTGTAATTGTTGACACGCCCTTCTGATTTTATATTGTCCTTCTCATTGTAAACAAAAGAAGGCCCCCAAGGATATTTGACGCTTATCCTTCCGTTCTTTAATATAGAACGCCTTAAACATTGTCCAACCTCTTTATCACTAGAAATACCATACTCGCCCTCTAAAACATAAAAAGGGTGTTTATATGACAAACCCAGCTCATCCGCTTCTTCCTGTGAATAAACTGGGTATTCTTTTCCAGATACTACTTCGTATCTCACAAATAAAAGTTACTTACCTCTTTTAGTATACGCACCGCGTACTACTTTAGTGACTTCTTTAGCTTTGCTAGCTGCTTTTTTAACAGTTTCTTTAGCTGCTTTCTTTGCTTTTGCCATTATATACTCCTTATTAGTATTTTGTTGTACCAGGGTCTTTTTTAGGGCTGAACCCTAATCGTCTAAGTGTTTGGTTTGGTGACTCACTCTGTTTATTAGCCAGTCTTCCTTTTGTATAATTTCTTGCCTGTCTTGCAGTTGCTTGTAACTTTTGCCCCGCAGTTTCCTGAATTGATACTTTTGGTAAAACATATGGTATTCTTTGCACATCGTGCACTTGCTTTATTTCCTTTATTAGAACCTTAGGAGATAGCTGATCAATTGCTTTATGATGAAAGTTGACAGCTCTCTCTCCAACTGCTTTCTCTAATGTTTTACGCATTCCTCTCTCAACACCTCTCTTAGCTAGAGAAGATGTCCATAAGTTCAATAACTGCCTTGCTGACCCTATTGCTATTGTCATGATCTCACCTCAAAATGTACTAAATCATCAAATCTATTATCTTTTGTTTGGGTATCCATGTCCCAATCTCCTCCCCAACGAATTTTTAAACCCATTTGGGATGCTATGCCTAAAACATACCCAGCAAATAGGTGAAATCTATCACGATCACTCCAATCAATGGGATAAGGGGCTACATCTACAGCCAATGAAGGCTTTCCATTATGTTTTCCCTTCGGATAACGTAATTTACTATTACCCTTGTCATAAGCAGCATTTTGCTTTTCTTTTCCTCGATAACCCTCTATAATTGTACAATCAAAACCTTTTACGACTTCATTGAACAATTTTATTAAATTTTCATGGCAAGTATGCAACCTGCCCTTACTTCTTGTGCTAAATCTAGGCATTATTGTTGTCTCCCATTGATTCTTCCTTTTAAATATGCCAGATCATCGGTTACATCGTTCAATTCTTTCACAATATCTTCTCGATGTCTCTGGCTAGTATCGTCAGATTTGTTCCATCTTTCGATCAATTTTATTGTAATTCCTTCAACATTTTCCACTGTTGTCTCTATTTTTGAGATATGTACTCTTATCTCGTCTAAATCTTCATTTTGAGTCTTTTGGCTCTTGATTAGATTCATAATCATCATTACAAATAATGAGACTATTATACCAATCGCACCGTACTCCATATAAACTTCCATCATACAAACTTATCCTTACATTCATCGTATTATTCGTAGCCCATTTATCCACAGGAAAAAAATGAGGGGCCCCTCTAAAACGGTACTTCATTGGGATCAGCTGTACTGCCTGCATTGTGCAGGATTTCGTCATTATTAAGACTCTCGTAGAGCCCGACGACTCGATGGTAATGGTCTTCTCTTCTTTTCTGAGCCATGAAACCCGTTATTTCTTCCATATCCTTATAAATCTTTTGATAATCTAAACAATCATCGCTCTTAATATAATCATTAATGTCAAAACTAGACAAGATATTTCCTAATCATTTGCCCTGACCCCTGTATCTCTTAATATATCGCTTCTTAGAGCCACTATGGCTATATTTTGTTAGTGTACTCTGTCCCTGAGCAGTCTTTTTGCCTTGTTTAGGAGGCTTATAATCTAGTAATTTTCTTATCATTACGAAATACTTATCCCTATGTTAATGACATTATAAATACTTATAATATATATATAATATACTACTCAATGCAATAATAAAGCTTTACTTCACCAACATCCAGTTAAGTGTCTTTCCCACATAGACATAGAAAAATAGGAAAAATTTTAAAAAAAAATATTTTAGATCAAGGTATAGAATCCTAGACCCCTTTTTCCCAAAATTTTATTTAGATTGGGATTACGTGATATACAGGTCGCTACCGCCCTTCAAAATTCACGGCGTGGGGTGCCTCTGCCGTTGAAATTTATCGTGCGCTCACGCGAGTTTAGTTGCCCCCTACACATCTCTGGGAGATGTCAGGTGTACAAGTACACCATTTCCCACATTCTTATAACATTTCATAAATGAAAGGTAATCATAATATGTCAAATGATAAACAGATAACAGAGTTCTCAGTTTCTAATACACCTGATGGTGTCAGTAAGAGTATGCCTGATGGGAGCACAGTGTTCTTCCCAAAGGCTGATGCTGATGGTAAACGTATGTATACCACCAACCTCAAAATCAGGTCTACTCAGACTACCCGTAGTTTCCCCAAGACTCTCAAGGCCGCAGGCCTTAAGTCCTTGGTAAAGTCCTACCTCAAGGAAGGACAGAACCTACAGGTCACCGAAGGCGTTGATTACATCCTCACAAAAGCCCCTCAGCTCATAGAGTCTAAGGATGCTGATATGGACGATGTACTCATCGGATACTATAAGCCAATAGTCCGCAGGACTGTGACTAAGGCATCCGACCATAAGGGATTGTTCGCCAGCGAATAATCAGCTCTATGGCCCCTTAGGGTGACACAGGAAAGAAGATATTATACAAGGTGATAGCCGTATAATGTCTTCTTTCTTTCAATAGGTATAGACAGGACTGCGTATATTGTATAGTATGCGTTAGTACACGTATAGAAAGGTTTTAGAGATGGATAATATCATCAATAATATCATAGAAGGTATATTCTTTGTATTGTTTAGTATAATAGCAATACTTGGAATAGCTACGTTGATACAACTATTATTAAGGATTTAATAATGACTAATTTCCAATTAGTAATGTTAGCAATTATGCTGTATTCAGTATGTGCCACAGCTTACATTATATTTCAAACGTGGCAATTACACCGTTCAAGAGCTAAAAGAGATGAACTTGAATGGCACTTAGAAATACTTGCAAATGCTTTTAAACAGAGCAATGATGTACCAATGCATAAGCTTTTGGAAGGTAAGCAAATATTTACTAAGAACTAGATAGTATTAAAGCAGAGCATATCACAAAATGTGGATATGTCAAGCAAATAAAACTATTAGTGGGTTAGAATTGTTGAAGTGTTAGCTAGCGGATATAATTCTTTTAACTCAATCCTATGAAATGTGCATTTGCCCAAAGCGCGTGCATCATAGGGTAATCATTCAGATATGGAGTAGATGTCATATTTGACTATTATTGCTAAATATTGTGATAATACGACTTTAAAGATAGTATGATTACACGGTCAGACACATACAAAGAATGTGTTTTGGCGGATGTCAGTATGATGGGAAAAGTTCTTCTCATTTATTCATACAGATAGTATACTGAAGCGTAAGGAATCGAGAGATTCTGACGTTTGGTTAATCGATGTAGAGTAATTTCTATGAGATTATCTTTGTAATGAAGGATACTATGATTTTCCGTGAGGCGATAAGCCCGACAAGCCAAAAGAACCTGACTTTCAAGGTAAGTGCTGAAAACTGCACAGTTTAAATCTTGATGAGTACCCACTATAAAATTGTAGTGTATTTAGAGGTAATGTCTCTCTACAGGTCTATAAGGTCAGGGTATACCTTACATTAAAAATACCCAAAGATTTCTAACTATGGAGTATCAACAGCCTATTAAGGTAGGTGTGAGAATACAGTCTCATAAGTGTGATAGTTTTTACGATGCCTTAATAAATTGTAGAAACTAGGGTGCAAGTCCCTACTCCTAAAGAATTTCCAATTAACCAAAGGTAAAAAAATGAAGTTAAAAAACAGGACTGCTGTTTATCATTCTCATAAGCTTAAGCTTAAAAGGAAGAGAAGAGATGATGATGAAGCAGAACGTGATAGAATATGGGTTCGCTCTATGAAAAGACTTACAAAGTTTATAAGAATAGAGAGATACATAGTAAACGATTTTTACTTTAATCAGGAGGTAGAGAATGACTCAAGTAATAACGATAGTTCCAGGCATAAATAAAGCTGCAGATATAGCTATAAAGGATAATGGTGGTTACGAGGTAAAATTTATTACAAGTAAGGCAAAATGGTTCTTAGTACATAATAAATTTTACTTTGATGTTTTAAAAGGAATTGAAAATGGTGATGAAGAGATTTTAAAACATTATAAAACTAAAATAACAGTACCAAAGTATTCTATTTTTAAAGATGGTAAAAAGATAGGAATTGCATTGGTACGTCATAGTCCATTAAATTCAAAAAGCGAATATCTGTTTATTCCTAAGACTCGTAATAGACACGGTGTAAGAAAAAATCCCAAACATATGATTCATAGAGATTATTTAATAACTCAATTGAATCCTGGGCTTCTTACTATTTGGGATAGTGCAGAACTATTATATTATCAATAATGAATTGTTGGGTTCCACACGGTATCAATGGATTTAATATGTGAGGTTTGACCGTACTCATTTAGCCCAACAATCAATTAACCGAGGAGAAAATGTCAGAACAACGATTAACAAAGGTCACAGTAAAAGAAATTTGTGACAAGTACCCTGATAAAGTGATAAAGAAGACAGATGGAACCCCATTAACATATGAAAGGGGGAAGAATGTAGTCTTACAACTTGATACCTGTAAAATAATATTTACAGAGAAAGGAAAAGATGGCGTACTATAATACAAACAACGAGACTGGAGAGGAACTCCAGGCGAGCAGAGAACAAAGCTCAAAACAAAAAACAGAAGTGCTAGCAGTTTTTCAAACATATCCAACAACCCCACTGAGTCCAGATGAAGTACACCAATTCATAAAAGAAAACAGCGCAATACCTAATTCAATTCTTTGGCCCATAACTTCTATACGAAGAGCAGTCTCCGATTTAACTAAAGAAGGAGAATTGTTTAAAACAAACACAAAGAAAATGGGTTCATATGGTAAAAGAGTACATTGTTGGGTAGTTCAGTGCCCACATAATAATACCACATTTAAAACAGTAGATGATGATAAAGGTATGTATCTTGAAGAAGAGATATGTACTGATTGTGACCAAACAATAAATTCAACTATTCAAGAAAAATTGTGGTATGAAAGAACTCTAGCAATTAACACATTAGTATGATCAAAAAAGTTTCGCAGGGTGGAGCAGTGGTCAGCTCGTCAGGCTCATAACCTGAAGGTCATAGGTTCGAATCCTATCCCTGCAACAACTAAAAAGGAGTAAAAATGATTGAATTTCCCTTAACAATAGCAATGGTTCTATTTGCGGGTTGGATAACCAGCAGACATTATCATAATAAATATGAGATAGAAGAACTGCGCATCAATGCTAAAAGGTCAAAAGAATTAAATGACCTTTTAAAGATGCAAGATAATTTAGATAAGATACGACAAAGTATCACGAATCTTGACGCTAAGTATAAAATGAAATATGATGACATAAATGACAGATTTGAACAACTATTAAAAATAGTTATGAAAGATATGAGCGAACAAGATATATTTGATTCATTTGGCGCTGATGGCATACATACACCTCACAGTAATGTAACTATTGGCACAGATAATACTAATTCACATTTGAAAGTAATTAGTACTGTACAAGATGCTCTAGATAAAATAGGTAAGTAACAATGGATATAGAGAACCAAATAGAAATGGTGATAGACTGTCAAATAAAAGAATCTAAATTAGAAAATATTAAGAAGGCACGATTTCTGGAGCACTTAATTAACATAAAACCTTCTAACCGAACACATAAGGTTAGTGGGAAATGTGATATGATTGATAAAAACGTTGTTCCTCCTAGAACTGATAGGAAAAGAGAAATTGTTAAGGTTGGCGCCGAGCCTTCTTAGATTTGTCATCGAGCCCTGTTAAGCGGATATCTATTTAATAAAAGACCCTTTATAGATTGACAGAGTTTTAGAAACTTGCAGGGCTCTACCTCAAGGAGTAAAAATGAAGAGAAGTAATAGTGAATGGGATGATTGGAAAGCCTGGAAAAGAGGATGGCCTTATAAGGGGGATGCTCCGAATGACCCTCAATATGTTAAAGACCGCAATGATTTTTTTAAATCAAATGCACCTGAAGATGCACCATATAATGGTTGGTGGATTAATCAAGGGCAAACTGCACGTGTTTTAAATATGAATAAATCAAAGGAGGCAGAATGAGCATGGAAATCATTCTTAACAAGAACCCCAAACTTGACAAGATGTATCAAATAAATA